CCCAGATCCCCAATGCAGCGAACCTGTTCGGCATGACCGCGCCTAGCTTCACCGGCGCGCAGTCGGCACAGATGACGACCGTGGACTATGGGGTAGATGATAGCGAAGCCAAGTTCGAGATCACGCTAAGCGGAGCAGCTACATCGGCCAGTGTGATAAACGTCGTGATAACCGTTCAGCCGACCGCCAGTGAGACGATTATCGTCACGATCCCGGTGACGGTAGGGAGTTAAGGATGATCGCCCCCAACAACTATGAGCCAGAAAAACCCCAGGGGGGTGGGGGGGTGCTATTTACGCGCGGCGACAACTTGCGGGCAGACGCACGAATGGCGGCGCAAATGATCGCCCTGGGTGTAATAAGCCTGGAGCGAGCCCAGCAACTATTGCGACAAGGATTTGTCCTAGCCGGCAGGTCGGCCAAAAAAGGCGATGCACGCGGCTATGCGGCCTGCATGAAGATTGCGATTGAGGTAGCCAAGATGGAGCAGGCCGAACGCCACAAGCTACTCGATAAACGATTGCCAGATTTGCACCAGCACGGTGGCACAATCGACCATCACCACTCGCTAAGCCAATTGCAGCAGCACCCAGATTATGTCGGATACCTACGTCACCGAACTGTCAACGCAGATTGTGACCCCGGGGCTATTTGCCAGATACGTGAGCCAGGGAACGGCCAAGCCTTGGAAAATGGCTCGGCACATGGCGGTCCTTGACCGGGAACTAACGGACATCGAAACGGGAGCGAATGACCGGCTGATTGTGCAGATGCCGCCGCGCCATGGAAAGTCCTACCTCACAAGCTGTTTTTTCCCCGCCCACTACCTGGGCATGCACCCCAGCCGGAACGTGATTTTGACCAGTGCGACCAATAGCCTCGCGATGGAATTCTCGGCAATGGCCCGCGATACGGTGGCGGAGCACGGCTGGATGTTCGGCATCAATCTACGGAAAGACCGCAGCGCCGTCGAACGCTGGCAGTTGGAACAGGGGGGCGGCTTACGGGCCGCGGGCGTTGGCGGTGACGTGATGGGCCGTGGTGCGGATTTGCTGATTGTGGACGACTATTTCAAAGACATCGAGGAAGCGCTGTCCGAGACCATGCGCACGAAGCTCTACCAGTGGTTTCTATCGACCTCGCAGACACGCCTTAGTCCCAGCGGGGCGATTGTGCTGATGGCCACCCGCTGGCATGGCAAGGATTTGATCGGCGAGGTACTGCGGACCGCCGAGGAGACCGGCGAAAAGTGGCGAATTGTAAAGTTTCCGGCTCTGGGTGACGATGGCGCGGCGTTGTGGCCTGAGCAGTGGTCAGCCGAGAAGCTCGAATCGCGCAAGCGGTCCTACACGGCGTCCGGCTATCCGTGGATGTGGGAGGCGCTATATCAGCAAAACCCGCCCGATGTACTGGATTCAGAATGGCCGCGCGAATATTTCGAGAATATCTACACCGACTATTGGCCACCCAAAAATAAGCGGCACCTGCTTGTCGTAGCACTCGACCCGAGCCTCGGCAAGACCGACAAGGCCGACTATTCGGCATTCGTAGCGGTGGCGAAGGGGCGTGACGGCAACTACTACGTGGACGCCAATATCTCCCGGCGCCCCAGCAGCCAGATTGTTGCGGAGGGCGTGGACTGGATGGCCGATTTGGCGCCCGATCACTTCGGCTGCGAGACCAACCAGTTTCAAGAACTGTTGCGTGAGCAGTTCGAGGCCGCGCTACCACGCGCCAAGATGACGCTAACGCAGGTGTGGGGCATCAATAACAGCGTCCCCAAGCTGACTCGGATTCGTTCGCTTACGTCGTCGTTAGCCAAGGGCCGTATCAAGATCCGCCGTTCACCTGGCTCGTCGCTCTTGGTTGAGCAGCTAAAAGGCTTCCCGGCCCACAAGTTTTTTGACGGGCCGGACGCTTTAGAGATGGCCATCCGCTTGACCGAGGAACTACTGCAGGGCACGGCCGCTAGCGAGCCGGTGGAGGAGAGGGTTTACGCATGAAGAAAACCCAGACTGAACAGCAGATGAAGGAATTTATATTGCAGACCGCTCGCGACTGGGATCGCATCTTCGAGCACTGGTGGTATGCAGAGGCAATCGGGTTTCGGGATATCCAGGATTGGTTGAGGTATCGATGGAACTGAGTAAGCGTAAGCCATGCGCTACACAGCAGCCAATTACCCCTGCGTGGGTTGGGCGATGCTCTGATTGCGCAAACTACATGGGGACCACGGAGCGTGATGAGATTGCTGTGGTGCGATGGCTTTGGGAAAACCCAACCGCGCACGAATGCATCATTCGCAAGTTTCAGTATCAAAGCGACCAAAAAAGTCGTTACTTAAAACTGGACTACGTATTTGGGAACAGACTACTGATTTTTGCTTGGCAGTGCATGGCCACCAGCAAAGCTGGATATGCAATATATCGCCAAAGCGATCATTGGCAGTTTGTGCGCCGCTGGATGGTTGACCTGTATGGAGCGACATGCGAACTGTGTGGATCAACAAAATATATCAATGTACATCATCGTTGCTACGAACATATAGGCCACGAGAGGATTGGATGCCTAACGTCGCTCTGTGAAGGATGCCATAAACATTTTCATTTCGGTGACCCAGCGGCTGGTCTCGGAGGAAGGAGCGTAAGCTCTAAATGAAGAAAACCACCCCCAAGCAAGCCCACCGGGCCGCCGAAACCAAACTCGAAACCCTCCGCCTCACCGCTGAAGCCAAGGCGATGGAGCAGCGGATCGCGCTCTTGGAATCCCCGCAGCCTGTTCCTGTCCCGTGGTACGAATACCCGGCCTACGATACCTGGGGGATGCCGAGCGCGCCGTATGAGCGGCCCTACCTATGGACGTCGCCCGACGATCGTAGCGAAGGGCGTTATCGCCCGCTCTACGAGGACGCCTTCGACGTACGGCGCCAGCGGGCTGAAGCGCGGGTCTTATGCGAGCTATTCCCGGTAGCCAAGAGCGCGCTACGCAAGCTAACCGATTACATCATCGGCTCGGGCTGGGATTTTATCGTCCAGCCCAAGAAGCGATTCAAAAAAGACCCAACCGCTACTGCGATCGCGTTTACGGTCCAGGCTGCCGTCGACAAGCTTCTGGAATACAACAGCTTTGTTGGCCACCTCGATCGTCAGCTGCACGAAACATCGCGTATCGACGGGGACGCCTTCCCGGCGCTTTATCCCGAGGGAAATTGCGTACGGATCGAGCCGATTGATCCAGGCTGCATCGTGGAGCCCGCCAATAAGCGCCCGCTTGAAGACCACCTCGGGACCGGACACCGCCTCAATGGCTGGTGGCATGGGGTGCATACGGTCTGGAACCCAGCCATCCGGCGCGACGACGTAGCGCGCCCGCTGGGCTTTCATGCAGTGTTCGACAATATCGGTGACCAGTGGGACTACCTGCCGGCCAACCGGATTGAGCAAATCAAGCGCAACGTCTGTGACCAGGCGAGGGTTGGCGTGAGCGACTTCCTGCCGGTCCTGTCCGACCTGGAGAGCGAAGCCAAACTCCGCCGCAATACCGCGGTCGGTGCCGCGATCCTGGCGGCGATTGTCGGCATCCGGCAGCACGCGGAGGGTGCTACGCAATCGACCGTCGAGAACATGGTCAGCGGCAGCGCGACAGGTACTTATCAGAAGGTACTAAGCGATGGCACGTCGCGGACGACCCAGTTCCAGCAAGTGCAGCCGGGCACGATCAAAGACATCCCCAAGGGCATGGAATGGCTCGTCGGACCAATGGGCACGCTCAACAGCCCGGTCTACATCGAGGTGGGTCAGTACATCCTGCGGATCGTGGGCGGTATCTGGTCGATGCCGGAGTTTCTGATTACCGGGGATGCGTCGAACGCTAACTATGCATCAACCCTCGTAGCCGAATCGCCGTTCGTTAAGTATTGCGAGGGCGAGCAGGGCGCGTATGCGAGCAGCTTTGAGCGGCTCATCTGGAAAGCGCTCGCCATACTCTGCCGGATGAACCAGCTTGGTGGCTGCACTTGGCAGCAGATCGTAGCGATGCTGGAGATCAACGCCGAATACGCCAGCCCGGCCTCGCGAGACAAACTGCAGCAGGCGCAGGCCAATCAGATTTTGGTTGACGCCGGGGTGATGAGTAAGCGGACCTGGGCGAACGATAGCGGGCTGGATTACGACGAGGAGCAGCAGAACACGGCTACGGAGCCCAAGCCGGCGCCGAAGGTCGTGCAGGTGCCCGGCAGTCCGTTTGGCGGCGGACAGAAACAGCTGCCATTCGGCAAGAGCGACGGCAACGAAGCCCGTACCGAATCGCTTGCCATCCGGGCGATGGATCTGTTGCTGGAGCAATCGGCAGAGAGTTACAAAGAGTCAGCCCCGCCGGTGCGTGAGGTGATTCGGGAAGTTGCGGTGCAGCCCGATAATGGGCAGTTAATCCGGGAAGCCATCGAAGCCATGAAATCCCAGCCGCAGCAGGTGGTCAATCACATCAACCCGCCCAAGATCGACGCGCCGGTATTGCACGTCGACTTGTCGAGCATGCCACCGCCGCAAGTTATCGTAAACGTCCCCGAGGGGCCTGCGCCGCAAGTGACGGTCGCGGCTCCTAACGTATCGGTAGCCTCCCCGGCGGTAACGGTGCAGGTGCCCGAGCCCGAGGACTTCGATTTAGAACCAGAGCGAGACGCAAGCGGCCTAATCAAGCGAGTGAAGCGCGTCCGCAAGAAAAAAGGAACCTAACACATGGCTGCCGGTGCCTGGACATTCACCAACGAAGGTCGAACCAAGCTGCTCGACGGCACGTTCGATATCAACAGCGACTCGTACAAGTGCGCGCTATTTCTCTCGACATCGAACATCGGGTCGGGAAGCACGACCTACGCCGGGCTGACGAACGAGCACGCCAACGCTAACGGCTACACGACCGGCGGCATCGCGGTGACGATCACGCTGGCCGGGACGACGACCGTGACGGTCGATATCAGCACCGACCCCGTGTGGACGGCCAGCGGCGGGTCGATAACGGCCCGCTTCGCTGTGATTTACGAAGTGAGTGGAAATGTGTTGTGTTATTGCCTACTGGACTCGACGCCCGCAGATGTCACGGCGACTGATGGAAACACCCTCACGGTCGCTGCCCATACAAGTGGAGTCTTTACGTTAGCTTAGCACACTGTAATGGAGGCTCACGCATGATCCGCTGGCGAGTCTACTACGGAGACGGCACGACGTTCAGTGATCAAGATGGCCTACCCGAGGATGCCCCGACCACCAACGTCATGTGCTGTGCGTGGTACGACGAGGATAACCGGCGCAGGCTCGCGCACGCTGCCGACTATTACTGGTTTGAGGACGGCCGCTGGTACGGGTCCGACTTGTTTGGCTTGTGGGATTACCTGGCTAGACCTGGCCTTAAGATCGTAAAGTTTGGCCGTATGATTGGCGATTTGCAATTTCGCGAAGTCATGTCCACGGCGATGAACGACTTGCCGCTAGAGGGTGCATCATGAGTTGCACATCAGCCTGGAATCAGAAGGCGTTTCGCGGCCGGAACGACGACGGCAACGAGACGACCGCGACGTGGAAGGCCAACGAAAACACCAACTTCCACTTCGCCAAGGATACCAACCTCCGCATTCGCCTGGAGATTCAAGAGACCGCCGCCTGCGCTGGTGCCAACAAAGTCTGGCAGCTCCAGTACAACCGAAATACCCTGGGTTGGAATAACGTCACCGGCACTAGCTCGGTTGTCCGTTCCACCGCTTCGCCCAACCTGGCCGACGCTGCCAATCTGACCGACCAGTTGACGGTAGGTACAGGCACATTTCAAGGTGCGACTGGCTTTGACGAGGCGAACGGCCAGGCGGGCGGCTCCTCAATGGACGTGGCCGCCTCGGGTCACGCTGAAGCGGAATTCTGCGTTCAGATCCGCTCAGCCGATGTAGCCTCGGGTGACACGATCCAATTGCGGGCCACGGACAACGGGACTGCGTTCGCTGCCTACGATCAGACCCCGACAGTCACAGTCAGTAGCGGCAATGTCACGGTCACACCGACGACGCTGGCTCTGACGACTGCGAGTTTCTCGCCCGTCATCCAA